GTCGTTATGACCATCATCAGCGAGTCCATCCGAGCCTGCACTTGGGCTTCGTCATCCTTCGCCTTCGAGTTCGCCAAGTTCTCGGAGTTTATTTCTGCTCCATGATAAAGCCGACTTGCCGCCCCAAAGGAGGTAACTGATGTAACCGCAGTCCGAGGTATCGTCAGCGTTGTCGTAGTAGGTTTCTGCACGGGACAGATAGGAGTGCATCCGCTTGATGGTTTCGACCGAGATGGCTTCCCCGTTGGCGAGTTGCTGCGCCCTGACCTTACCTGTTTGAGTAGCACACTTGTTGCCGTTCCTTTCGTTGAGTTCTATCCCTCGCTTGGCATTGGCCCGAATCTCTTGGCCGTAGTCGGAGTATGACTCAAACTGTTGCCTCTTGTGATTCTCCCACGTTGAGCCACAAACCGCAAGCCGTTGAGCCGTATCCGGGAACTCCGCATTGGTTTGGTTATTGCTCATGCAGCGACCGATGAAGCCTTCTTTGCTTTCGTTATTGTTCGGGATTGGCAGGGGCATTGCTTAGTGGGATTGTAACGGTGTTTTGGTTGGCTTCGGCAAACAAGTCCGCTTGCAGGTAAATGTATTGGAGGGCTGATTTTACGCAGTCGGCACACCACCAATTTGTGGGCGGTCGTCCGTGAGCGGTCAAGATGGCTTGCAGTTCACCAACCGCATCGGGTGGCAGTCGCATGGTTAGGGATGCCACATATTGGTCCCAATACTTCCTGTGCTTTTGGGCCACGATGAATTGGTCGTTGGTCATTTGAAGGTCCATTCCCGAATGATTATTGCGGTGGCAGATGAGGCAAGGCCGAGGATTGGGGCCAAGTACCATTGGCAGGTTGGCAGGGTCAGCAACACCCCAAGCCAAAAGCCAAAGCAGGTCATGCAGGAAAAAGGTTTCCGCTTGGCAAATGGCAAAGCGTAGAACCATCCCGGCAGGACTCGAAACTCCACGACCGCAAGGGTCGCAAGCGCACTAATCAGGATTGGAAAAACCAGTATATCCATTGGCTTCGATTGCGGTTTTGATTTTGGCCTTGGCCTGCTCGATGGAGTAAATGATAGACCGATACGGGATGCCTGTTTCCCGGGACATCGCCTTCATATTGCCTGTTTGCATCAGCAGGTTCAGCAGTTCTTTGTCGTACGGGAATGCCCCGTCCTTGGCCCAAGAGTCCATCTCTTGCTGGGCAATAGCCCAAAGGTCATCGAGCAGGGAATCGTAGTCCTTGCTTAGTTCTTGGGTTTCGGGATCTACTTCGACCCGCTCGTCATGGTGTCGGTACTTCTTGGCAAACTGGTTGTTGTTGCCCCGGTACAGGTTCATGATCAGGCGAACGATGTAGAAGCGCAGGTATCCCTGCACCTGCATCTTGGCAATCTTGTCGGGGTCTTTTTCGAGCAGAATGAGGACGACCTCTTGCTCGAGGTCCTTCCAAAGCGGATTGCCCCCCGTTATGGTGAGGCAAGCCTTGCGGATTTCTCCGCTTCTATAAAGGTCAAGGATGGTAGCCTCTGCGTTCACTCACGCAAAGATGGAAGGGGTTCTCGCTAATGTTGCAAAAAATCTCGTGTTCTGTTCAAAACTTGTGTACGCAGAAACTTGATGTCCGGCCTTGCTCTCATGTTTATCGCAAGGATTTCGAGGTTGTGCATGACCGTTGCGTGGTTCCTCTTGATGATTCGCCCGATTTGGCAGTAGGTGTAGAGGTACTCGGAGTAGGCGATGTCGGCAAAGATTGAACGAGCCAGCACCAGTTCTTGGGTCTTGACTTCGCTCAAGATGTCGTCCGGGCTGACTCCGACGACCTCTGCGGTATATCCGAGGATGGTGCGTGAGATTAGGTCCATGGTTAGAACGGGTTTGGTGGCAGCGGCATCCAATGGCTGACTTCGGTTAGGAACCACGTTTGATGCTCGTAGTACCATCGTCCATCCCCCAGCCATGCGTAGGCTTGGTTCATGTCGGTCGTGAATATCAGGACAGGCTCGTAAGGTGTCGGCATACGGTCCAAGCATTTAATCCATTCCATGTCAGGCGTTTTTGGCTTGAAGGATTCGACCGAGCAGGGTCCAGTTGACGGACCAAGCCTTGATGGTTTCGGATTTGTCGGGGCGGTTGCAGTTGACGCAAGCCTTGCGGATGTGAATCTGCCAGCGTCGGAAATCGGTTGGTGTGGTTTTCATGGGTTTGGGGTTTGGTTGGTAAGGTTATAGGCTGACGCTGGGGGAGGTTTTGTCAGCGTGTAGGCTGACGGATTTATCATTCATTATATGCGATAAAGGTGCTTATTGATGGATTACTCATTCATTGTATGCTCTTGCATATTAAACGTGGGTTCGGGTTTCCGAATCCCAAATGGCACTCCATTTGAAGTCCTTCCAGTTATCCTTCCATAAAAGTTTAAACTTTTCTTTGATTTTTGCTTCAAAACTTCTTGCCTCTTCCAAGGTGTCAAAGTCCTCCTCAAAATCATTCATCCCACCAAAGGGATAATAGCAATCACCTGCAAATACTAAAAATCGTTTCATAAGTTTGGGTTTTATATGGGACAATTTGCGAGGTTTTGGGTAATTTATGACAGGTTATAGGCTGACGATTGGGGAGGTTTGGTAAGACCAGAGGCTGACGATTATACCCGATTGAGTATAAACAAATATACACACTTATTCAACGAATGTAATTACTATTCATTTTTTGAATTTATCTAAATCTTTGACTGGAAGGTTCCAGCAATCTGCCTTAAAAATCCATCCATTACCACTAATATCGGGGCTTCCTTTTTCATTAAATTGAGCGTTATTGAAAAAATCATCCTTTGATTTATAGCCCAATAAAAACCCGGTTCGCATATCTTCTAAGACCCTAACAAAAAAATAGAAATCGCATTCTTGGTTGATATTATGGTTTGAAATGCTGCATAAAAAACGCCCTTGAGGATAAAATCTTGTCCTTTTGGTTTTTATTTCAACCTTAAATTCATTGATTATTAGGTCGTAATGATATATATCTTGTCCAATAATTTTGTTATTTACGTCAAAACCTTTGTTTTTGTAATAATCAAAAACAATTATTTCACCAATAGCCCCATATTTATTTCCTTCTCCTTTTGTAAACGACCCACTAAGTTTATCAAAAGAATACAATTCCTTGGCTCTTGCCCTTTGTTCGTTTGTGATTGGGACAATTATCATGTTTTCATAATTAAGTTTTGAAAATCCTCAACGCTTCGGATGACCTCGTACCTGTACCCTGCCTCTTGAACAACTTCCTGCCACCACTTTTGGGACAGGGACTGCTTGCCTTTCTCCGCTTTAAACTCCAAGAAGATGGCTCCTTTGTTGGATAGGTAGGTCATGTCTGCAACCCCAGCCGTCAATCCAATCCCCTTTAGAAAATGACCGTTCGTTCGGCTTCGTGGGTTGTTGAGGTTCAGAAACAACCGTCCTTCTTCGTGGGGCTTTAGGAGTTTGAACAACTTGACGCAGGCTGCTTGCAGGGTGTATTCGGGGGTCATAGCGGATATTCGTTGGCTTTGGTGTAAGGCAGTTGGCATTGGACTTGGGCGATTCCAAGGCTGCCGTTCCTGTTCTTTCGGAAGATGACCTCCATGAGATCCTGCTCTGCGCTCTTGTCGTGTTCGTAGGGGCGATAGACAAAGGCGATTTTGTCGGCATCGAACTCCAGTTGCCCGGTTTCCCGAAGGTCGGACATGATAGGACGATGGTCGGCCCTGCCTTCGGTTGCCCTTGAAAGCGAAGAAACCACGACCCCGAACACCTTCTGCCTCTTGCAGATTGCTTTGAGTTGCTTGGAAATGTTGGTCATCTGCTCGATCTTGGGCTTGGGCTTATCAATCTTCGCAGGTTCTACGAGTTGCAGGTAGTCAAGGTAGAAACCAACGATTCCGAACTTGGCCTTGAGTTTAGCGATTTCCCCCTCGATGCGGTCAAGGTTTGCTTGGTGCAGGTCCACGATATACAGTGGCTTGCCTT